ACAAGATAATTTTTTAATCCTTTAACTTGTCCTGTTGCTCCTTCTACTAAGTCTCCTGAAGTTTTATTTACAACCCTTAGAGAAGAACCTAAAACGCTTTTTGTTCCTCCTTTAACATTTAAAAGATCGCTGTAAAATTTTAACGTATGAAATAAATCTTGTTTTAATATGTCGTACCCATCTCCTTTTTGTATTCCTCCTTTCGTCAGTTTTAATTGATTGTGCATCTGCATTGAAAGATCACGAACAACAATACCTGATTCCAAGATCATGTCATTCAAAGTAATAATTACAGCAGGTAAATCTATTTCTCCGTCTGCTCCATACTTTTCAACAAAATCTGCTGCTGCGTCATAAACATCTAAAGGTAGTTGGCTCCTTGCTTTTTCAAATAAACCTTTATCATTCCTTACATTTTTTTTATTTAATTCTGCAACTGCTTTTGATCTGGCAGTAATGTATTCCCATATCGCACCTTTTTTAACTATTTGTCCATCTTTTTGAAAAAAGTTTTTGTATAAACTTCTAGCATTAAATGTTCGAGTAATCTTTGAATTTTGTAAAGGCACTCCATATAATGAGTTACCTGTACCACCTGATGTTTCTGTTAAATATTTTTGCATAGCTTTATTATTTTTTAAAGCCTTTTCATATTGAACCTGACTTATTATTAAATTTGCATCTATTTCGTCTAATTCAACTTTGTTTATATCTGCTCCATTCTTTTGCATAATATCGTTTAATTTTGCAATTACGACTGATCTTCTTTTAGGATTAGCTTTCATTTCATAAAACTTTTCCATTACAAAATCAACAACTTCTTGTCCTTTTTTACCTGTTAAATCAGTAATACTTTTTATACCAAAAAGTTCTTTAAACATTTTTGCTTTTGCTAGTTGTTGTTTAGCAAACGCACCTGTTCTTCTTCCTCCTTTGCTTATAACTTTGGTTGCAGCAGGTAAACCTTTACCCATTACTCCTTCTCCTACTACTAAACCTTGAACAAGAGACATTAACCTACCTCTCATTCTGTCTTCAACACTAGATTCCCCTGATTCAGGAGCAGTTAAGAAATCTAAAATAGGATTTGCTAAATCAAATCTTTTTTCTATAAAATTAAAAAAGTTAGCGTCATAAGGATCTGTTAAAGCTGCGTCTGTTACTGCACCTGCAATAGCATATCTAAATCTTTTTACTCCTAATTTTTTTAAACTTTTAGCTACTAATCCTGTTGGTATAATCCATTGACTTATTGTTTTACTTAGACCATAACCACTTAATAATCCGTCATCTACTTCTTCTGAGTATTCTCCACCTATAGGACTTTTAAAACCATAGTTATCATGTCCTTCTTTAAAACCTATTAAATCAAAATCATCTGCTCTTTTTGAATTATATAAATCTCCCATTACTAAATCTAAAACATCATCTCCAAAGGCATATAACTCATTAATACTTTCTATACGACCATTTATTAGCCCTCTTACAATTTTACCTGTAAGTGTTTTCTGTACTGCTTTTTTACTTTCTTCTAATTGTAATTTAGAGTCTGCGTATTTTCTTTCGTTCTCTGCTGATTTTTCGTCATACCATTTTTTGACTCCACCAAACCAAGATGTATCTTCTGTTTCGGGTTTGTCTAATGGATTAACTTTTGATTCAACTATTTCTTGCTTTTGTTCTTCTACTTTTTGATTTATTATTTTTTCTTCTGTAACTTTTTCTGTTTCTTTCTCATTAATATAAGTATCTCCTCCGACTTTGACTTCATTGTTTACTTCATTAACAGCATTTACTATGTTAGCTTGTTGGTCATCATTACCTGAAGTACTGATGAGAGTATTGATTTCGTTAGACATTTAATATAAAGGAGGATTTCTCCGAGCATCATTAAGAACATCTGTCACTAGCTTAACGTAGTCTGAGTCTGTTGCATAACCATTTTCTTTTAATCGTATTATTGCTTCTTCAGCAGTATTTACATTTATAGTACCTTTTCTAGTGCTGTAACCATTAAACCAATCGTCATTATGATATTTCTTATAATCTAATAGCATTTCTTTTACAGATGTAAAGTTTTTAAACTTCTCCATACGTTTAACCATCTTGCCATTTATCTCTTCAAATGTTTCAACTTCAGTAAAGTTACCTGATTTTATATCTTCAGGTCTTGCTTTTATACCTAAGTAATTATTTGTACCAGTAACTTTTAATCCATGCGTTGACTCCACACCAAACTGTGCTGCAACCACTTCTGGGAATTTAATACCAACTTCTTTAGCTAAAGCGTAAATTGTTTTAAAGTTAGTTTCCATACGAACTACATTATTTTGGTCTTTACTAATTTCTACTTTTGTATCTTGTTGCTCTTTTGTTTCTGTTCCTTTTGGAGGTAAAGCCATAGCTATAAGACTGCCATCTCTTAAACCTAGGTTTGAAGTCATGTCAGACTGTACTTTAGATAAGTCTTGTGTCGGTAAGAAATCTCCTGTTACTGTTGGTGTTTCTTCTTGTGTTCCTAACTCTTGTGCTGTTTCATCTTGAAAAGAACCCATCAGGTTTGACTTCATATAGTTAGGCATAGCCTTATAGATAGTGTCATTAGTATCAAATCCATAAGCAGTCTTTAAATATAAATCAAATCGTTTCATAAAGTTGTCTCCTGCTCCTATCGGTAATGGTACTTCTCCTGTGTTAGTAAGTAATGTTCCATCTTCTACTGCATTTGCAGGTGGCACAATTATGTCAGAAAAGATTTTAGATAAATTTACATTATTAATTGTTTTAACTTCATTACCGCCCTTGTTGGTATCTACTGTCTTAGTCGGAGTCTCAGTTAAAACATTTGATTCTTCTACATTTTCGTTAGTGTTCTGGGGTGTTACTACCCCTGTATTTCCTGCATTAAAGTTGTCATCAAACTTAGAGTCAGCATTAAAACTACCTTCTGGGTAAGTGTCTCCTCTTTCAACTGATTGATTAAATTCTCTACGAGCTAACGTAGAATTATAATTATTTATTCTTTCAGTTAAATCTGAATACTTCCTTGTTATGTTGTCTCCTATATTTTCGTATAAGTCTAATATTCCATATTGTTCTATATCTTGATCTGACAACTCTACTTCATTTAATAATTTAGCTAAATTCTCTTTGTCATTTGCAGCTATATCTCCTGTCTTAGCTTTTTCTGTTTCTCCTGAAAATTGATTTAATAAAAATTCAATAGTTACATCTTTACCTAAATAATCATAAGCCATTTCTAAATCTTCTAATGTTGGTTTTGCTCTTTTATCTCCTACAATATCTTGCTTACTAATTAAATTTTTTAAAACTTCTTTTATTTTTTGTTTATTTATGTCTTTTTCCTGTTGTTTAAATTCAGGAGTTAAACTATCTATACTCATGTTTATTCCATCTTGATCGCTTGCGTATTTTTGTATAGCTAATAAATTAATATTCATAACTTCTCTTCTTCTTTCTTTTTCAGCATCTATTTCTTCTTTTGTTGGGTATCTTGGTGCTTCTCCTTCTGTAAATACTTTTTTAGTTTCTGCGTAATCCATCATGTATGGAATTATTGCTTGTACTTCAGTATTTAATTTGCTCATTAAAACAGGATCATTTTTAGTTTCATCAGATAAAGTATTAAAAATAATTGTTTTTGAAGTCACTACTTCTTTTGCTCCCGTTGCTGCATAAACTCTTTCTTCGTTAGCTTCTGTATCTACCATGTCGTTTAACTTATTAAACTTTGCAGTATCAGCATCTAATTTCAATGTACTGTTATACCAGTCTTCTATTTTTACATAAGCCAATTCATCATCACGAAGATTACCTCCTCTTAAATCAGCATATAACTGGTTATAAGTTGCAAGTGGATTAGGGTTGTAAGTATCTCTATTGTTTTTTAACCATGTAAGTGCTTTTGGACTTTTAGAAGCAAGTTCTTTTATTGTTTGTCTATCTTCGTCTGTTATATCTTTTCCTTTTCTTAAAAGAGTTTTTATTGTCTGTCTGTCTTTTAATAAATCTTTATCTCCTCCTATTTTTTGATCTTGTATTTCTAAAGCGTTTATAGCTTTAAGTGCAGTATTTAATTTACTCTCATAATTTTTTTTAGTTTGTAAAACATTCTGGTCAAAATATTCTGCTTCAAATAAAGGCTTACCTTTCTCGTCAAACATCTTTTCGCCTTTTGCATTTACTACACGTTTCAAAACTGGATTGACTACTACTTCTCCTTTCTTATTTATTTTTGTTTCCGTTTTCATTTTTCTAGGAAACAAGTTTGCATAGTTTTTTATAAAGTCTCTAGCTAAATCAAACCTTTCATCTCCCATTTCTGTCATAGATGCCATTAACAAACCTCTATCCATAATCCATGGAATAATTACTTCGTCATAAATTTTTGCTTGATCTTCTGCTTGATATAGTTTTGATACGTTTTCAACTATCTCTCTAATATCTTTTGCTTCAGCACTAAAGTCTGCTTTATCTCCAAACTTTGCAGTTTTAATTTGATACGAAGTCCAAGTTAAACCTAAGTTTTCTTTTAACTGTTTTTTGTATTCTTCTAATTTGTAGTAAGCATGATCTGTGTCATGTTCTTTTGCAAAGTTTTTTACTCCTTTTTCTATTTGTGGTAAAAATGATCTATTAAAATAAAACTCTGATACATTAGCTGCTTCAACATTTTTATTTCTAAACGAACTAATGTAATCTTGTACTTCTGCACTTTGATAAGGATATGCCGATAGCGGTTTCATTTCCCCTGTAACCTTGTCTGGCACTCTATAAGTGTCATAGTTAGATTCAAGTTCTACTGCAAAGTTTTTACCTAAAGTTATAGCTTTAGCTTCTTGATATGCGTTGCTATACCATAAACTTTTTCCTCTAGTAATTTCTACATCAATACCTTTTTGATTTTTCTTAAGAGCATTTAAGGATTTTGCGTAGTCTTCTGAAGTCTCGTCTATCTCTACATTCTGGGGATATAAAAGTTTTTCTGTCTTACTATATATTCTTCCTGCTGCTGATCCTTTTTGTTGTGCTTCAGCTACTTCTTTTTCTTTAATGTCTTCAATTTTAGTTACTATAAATTTCTGTAACTTAGGTTCAATAGTTGCCAATGCTGTAGCAACCTGACTTAAAGGGTCAGTTATGTTAATAGCAGCAACAGTACTTTGTTGAACAAAAGTATCTCTCGGTGTTGTAGCTGATTGAAAACCTTCTGGTACTGCCATTTAAGTTGTCTGGAATTGTGATTTGCTTGGGTCTATATCCATATAAGTTGACAGACCTGAAGAAGCTACATTAGCTATCGTTGGCAATAAGCCTTGATATTGCTGCTGTGCTTCCATATATCCTCTATTTCCTATATCCGTAGCTTGATTTCTACGGCTATCTCGTTGTGCAATTATTGCTGAGACATCTCTACCATACTGCACTTCTGCCGATTCTAATGATTGTGATAAACTTTCACGCATACCTGCAACTTGTCTATCAACATCCATTTGTATAAGATTTAACAACCTGCCAGAAACACCTTCTCTTGCTGCTACTGATCCTCTAGCTTTCAATCCTTCTACAGTTTTTGCTAATTTTTTTTGTGCAGCATCAGCCCTTCTTTCTTGTAACTGTGCATTTAACGCTTCTTGTTGTGCAGACATAGCAGCGTCAGCAGATAAAGCCGTTCTTTCTGCTGCTTGATATGCGTAAGATGCAGTTTGTCTAGCAACTTTATTTTTTTGTACAGCACCTAAAACTTGTGTACCTGCACTAAGAGCTAAAGACGCACCAAATAATCCTGCGGCTGATCCTGCAAGTGTACCTCCACTTAATGCTGCTCCTAATGCTACAAAACACATTAGCTCATCCTCATAAATTCATAGAACGGTTTTTTATGTTCTCCATATTCTTTATGATAGTTTATAAATTGAAATCCTAAAGTTTCTAACCATTTCATAGCCTTTTTATTTTCAGCATATACTACATTGTATAAAATTTTATATGATTTAAGCAATTCATCAACCCATTTTCTACCTTCTCTTATTAATTGTATTTTATATTTGTCGTTTGAAAACAATTCTTCTGTTGCAACCATATAGATACAACCATTATATGTTACTCCACAGATACCAATAGGGTTATCATTGTCTCCACAAATAGCCATAACTGTTTTACTTGATAGATAAGCCATTTTAATTGCAGAATCAGGGTCTTGATTTGTTTGATACACAGCTTCAAGCCTGTCCATATCTCTCATGTTATCACTTACGTATAGCATATCTTTTAATGTGCATTTTCTTAAATGCCCCATATTATATTCTCCTACTCTTCATGTGAAACATAGCTTCAAATTCTGCACTAGCTAATAAGGTAGGTAAGAATGTTTTATTTTTTACATCTATATCTACACCATCTGCCCTACTCATTATTGGTACTCTAAATGTTCCTGTCTCTAGATTAAGTTGGCCTATCAGAGATGAAGCAGCACCTAGCAAACGACCACTAAATTTATGAGTACTGGTGTCTCTATGTTCAGGTGTTACTTCTACTTGAAAGAAACCACTCTTCTCAAACTTAATATAGAAATGATGTAGCTGTACTCTTGAACTAATAATCTCTGCACTATTTTGCTGTGCTGTTTCAGTAATCCTTTGTTTACTAAACCTATAGTGCATATCGTAAGGTTCTCCTACTATAAATTTTGATAGTCTAAAGTCTCCATCTGCTTCTATTGTTGTAGTAGATCCATTAGTTAAGTTTGTTGATTGAATAATTGTTGCTGGTTTTAATGTCTTTGTTACTCCATTCTGGTCAACAAAAGTACTGGTTTCACTTGGTGTTAAATATCTTCCTACCACATCCATATCTGCTCTTAACCTATAAGGCAAAGTAAATGTAGATTTCTTAGTAGTACTGTTATAGGCAATGCTGACACCTGTAGTTGCTTCAGTTACTTTATGATCTAGGTGATATTCAAACTCAGCATTAGGTTCTTTATAGTCTGTTTCAAAAGGCAGCTTTTCTAAAGTAACTTTATTGGCTTCTTCAATTACCATAAACAAATCTGTACCTATAAAATCAATATTCTTTATAGACCTGTTTTCATTAATAGTAAAAGTAAACCAACTATTTAAAACTTTTTGTCCTTGTTGACCAAACAACCAACGATTAATAAATAATTTATTTGGATTATCAGTACCCAAGCAAACTAAAATGTCTTGATTATTAGAGACTGCAAGTTTAAAAATATTACTTGGTATTAGTCTTGGTACATGAATAGTAATGTTTGCAGCATCTTTTATTGTTACGTCTGACTGTGTTATATATTCTCTGATACCTGCAAAGCTTCCTTTCTTAGTTAGAAAATAAATACTAGATCCACTACCTACTGGTTGTGCTTGATCGCTAGATTCAAATTCAGTTGCTACAAGTACGTTAGCTGTTAGAGGAGTTAAACTATCTGATGAACTAGACAATACAAACTGCGTCTGTTCAGAGAATAGAATTAACTGTTCTCCCATAGTTACAGCGTGTTTTAAGATAGCAACTTTAGTATGAGAAGCAGCTACATCTATAGGATGTGAGTCAACAATAGTTAAAACTGTGTCAGGAAAGAAGTTAAAAAATTGAGATACGTTAGATAGGATTACATTGTCATCAGCTAGAAATCCTAATCTGTTCCTAAAGAAAAATACGTTATTTATTTTACGACCAATAAATGTAGGATCTGGAGCAGAGATGTCATCTCCTGCTGTGCGTTCTCCCCACTTAGGTAAAGTATAATCTGTTCCAGATAAGGTATAAGTATCACCATCTACTCTTGCAAATCTAAAATTACCATCAGCTTGCCTTACTAATATATGTGGCATGGTGGAATAATTAAATTTAAATTCTATGCCAGCTTCTACAGTTTCTTCCCATTGCCCTTCTTCAAATGTACCTCCATTATTGGTGACAAATTTTACATAGTAATTATCAAAATTAGTATTCTCATCTCCTTTTACTTCAACAATATATCCATTAGGAGAAACAGTAGGTAGGTCTGTAAATCTTTGTACTGAATTTTTAACTATTTTTAATTGTGTATTACCTTGAGTGTCAGTTCCATCAATAGAAAAATTACTACCATTTGTTTTCTTGATATGAATAACACTTCCATTTCTAGCAATAGTAAATCCTGACAGTCCTGAGTTAAGACCTGATTGCAAATCGGATGCAACTTGTGAAGTGCTTAGAGATGAGTCGCTAGTCGTGTCATCTGTTACTGTAACTCCATCAACTGTTACTGAGTAAACAGTATCATTAGAAACCTGCTCTACAAATATTATTGCTTGAGTAATATTGCCACTTGATAAAGTTGTGTCCATAGCAGCAACTACACTTGTATTAACAACAAAAGTAAAATCAGCAATAGTAACAGTTTTTATTTCATCTCTAGGAATAGATGTATTTAAGTAGGTAGTGCCATCAGGTTTGTTTACAGTCTTTTCATTCCCTGCTAAGTCATAGACTTTTACATTTCCATTACTAAAAATAGCTACATACTGTTCATTAGTATCTCTATTAATAGTTTGAATATGAACATTACCTAAAGTTGAAGTACTTAAGGCTGTAATAAATTGAATACCAGATCTTTTAACTAGACCTACTACTGGATTACTGTCAGCATTGTCTTGAATATCAGCATGGTCTGATTGTTTAGATGAATCAGAAGACTGAGATACACCTCTCAATAAAGTAGGTATAGCTCTTGATACAATTCCCATAGTTATCTGTTAAGAACATCAGCAGGAGTAAACGTATTAATAGGATTATTTAAATTTGGATCGCCTGTTAATACATTATGATCTGCATTTGATAAGTCTGTGTCCATTAGAATTGATCTTGCTCTAGCTTCATCTTGTGCTGTATAAGTTCTTAGTCCATCATCTCCTACAGTTCTATCAACAAATATTCTTGCAGCTTTTATATTTATATATCTTCTTGCAGGTTCAGGGATCTCATCAAAATTTCTAAAGTAGGTAACATGACAAGTTAAGTCTTCATCAAACACATAAGTATTATTTTTCCTGTCGTATAATTTTAAACCTCTTTGTATTACATCAAGAGTTGAGTGGTCATATATATTGGTATCTATTTTTAAAATGTCAGTTGCTATTGCTACTTGATTACTTCCATCTCTAGTAAATACAACATTAAATTCTTGATTAAAAGACCAGCCTTCTGTTTGTACTTCTTTATTTACTTCAGTTAAAGTTCTTTGTGCAATCTTAGCGTCAACTGGTAACGTACCTGTCAACGTGTTAATAGGTGCTTCGCCTATAGCAGCGAGCATTATATTAATACATTCAAGTTCGGTGGTTGCAGCTACAGCCATTGTTCTTTACTTTTTTTTTGATAGTTTTAAAGCCATAAGCTTACTAGCCTTACTAGATTTTTTCTTATCTGATTTTTTAGGTCTTCCTACTTTGCTTCCGTAAGTGCCTTTGCCCATCGGTGACATAAAAAAAAGGGGTATCTAATAATAGAATACCCCATTTTAACCATTTAGGTAGATTATGAAGCAGACAATTTAATTGTTGCTGCACATTCTGGTCTTAGGATTCCATGACCAAGAGCATACTTCGCTAAAAGTAATGTTGATTGATACATCATACCGTAGTCTGCACCTGAGATCTCAGTTGTCATGTCCTGTAGTTTTACAGTTCCGACTGCTGATTTGTGGAAGACCAATCCAATAGTTTTGCTATCGTCACCTGAGTAAGTGTTGTTAGCTCCACTTGGGTTAGATCCCACGTTTGATTGAGGTACGTTGTTAGACATCATTACAGGAATACCAGCAACTTGTGTAACATTACCAGCAGCTACAGATCCATTACCTTGTGGGTTGAAATCTGTATTCATTACTCTGGTAGCAGATTCAGGAATCTTGTAGTATTCCGCAGGTGGTAACACACAGAATCTATCAGTAGTTGGAATATCTCTAGAGTCAAACTCTTGAGCTATATCATAGATAGCAGCAACAAGTTCATCACCTGTTACGTTTGCTGTAGCAGTATTACCATTAGCAAGTGTTAATACAAGACCGCCATCTCCACCTGTAAGAGTAGTAGATGCACGACTCGCATTAGCGATTACCTTCGCTACGTTTTGATCATACGTTTTTGCTAAAGCCTTTCCTAATTCCGCACTATAGGTCGCTCTTACGTCATAATGATTTTTTAATTCATCGAGCTTGGCGATTACTGCTTGAGCTATGAGCATATCATCTATGTTGATGATCTTTTCATTAGCTAAGATTTGGTTTGCTCCTACGAGAGGTGTGCCAATCGTATGATAAGCAGCAGTTGCAGTTCCTAAAACTGGAAAAGTGGCTGATTTTCCGCTTGTGATCGTGCGAACAGAGTGGAGTTGCTCAGTAAAAATGTTGTTTTGAGCAAACGCTGTAAGAACTTCGCCACTAAAAATTTTAAGGAAAAGTTCGTTAAAGTTTGTACCACTATTGTTTACAAGACCCAAACGAGAAGAGGTTTGGTTAGCCATTTTTAATGCTAATAATGTAAATAATTTTTGTACTCACTCTTTACTACTGACCTTTTCTTAAAGCGTTGTCTGACGTATCAGGCACTTTAATATTTAGATTTGTATTAAGAGTCCTAGCAATTCCACTTGCTTAGAGCAAGAGCCTTCCTAGTTGGCTTACCATTTGGTTTCTTCATGGCTCCTTTGTTACCTTTCATCCTCGCACAAAAAGATTTTTTCCTACCTTTTTCACGTTTAGAAAGTCCACTTGTTTTAGTGACAGGTCGTTGCAACTTAGAACCTGTAGCAGCATTAATCCTTCGTCTCCCACTTTCTGATAATCCTCCTGTTGGATTCTTGTCAGACTTTCTGAGAGATAAAGTTTTTCTGCGAGAAGACATGAACTACAGCAAATAGTAGCTTAATAAAAATATAACATTAACTTAAATTATTTGCTCATTTTTAATTTCTTTTTATTCTTAGGAAACCCTGCTTGCATATTCTTATATGCCTTATCACTTATAGTACTATCCTTTTTTGATCTGCTAGTACCAGACTTCTTTCGTTTGTTGATGTTGTAGTAAAGTCCTTTTTTAGCCATTGTTTAATACAGTACTGTCCTTTAATCTATTATATACAGATTGTGTATAAGCTTCATCCCTATTATATCTTGGGTCACTCATAGCAGTTTGTATTTCTGCTGCTGTTTTGAATGTATTAGTTGCAGAAGTTGGACTTCTACCATTAATTAAAGATGGTTCATATCCTTCGGCTTCTCTCATCTGTGCTGCAAAACCTTGAACTGCAATTTTAATTATAGCAGGATCTTGTGTATCTAAAATCTTATCGAATGATTGTAAAGTTTCAGCAGGTAAGTTGTTCTGTGTCCAGTTTTTAAGTTCTTCATAGCCTTGTTCCCCACCTACAACTGACTGTATATCTTCTAACTGTGATTGTTTTATATCTTCAGTAGAACTAGCACTACCTTTAATACCATCTAAATAAGTATCAATTACTTGCTTAGAAAATCCTGCTTCTTCTAACTTTGAATAGTGATCTTCTGTGATCTTACCTGTGTCTGTAAATGTGTCTGTAATTTCTTTTGTATCTATACCAACTTCTTCTAATACTGAAGCTAATCCTTCTCCATAAATTTCTTTAGGATTCCATTCTTCTTGTGTCTCTTCTGTTTCAGCTTTAGGTGTCTCTTCTGTAGATTCTTCAGGCTTACTATCTTCAATACCACCTAGCTTACCTTCGAGTTCTTTATAACTATTAACCATATCTTCTACAGTTTTAAACTTTCCTGCAATTAAACCATTGTCATCTTTCAGGCCTTCTATATCCTGTGCAGACATTGGTGGGGTTTCGTTTACTTGTACTTGTGATGAAGTCATTGTGGTTTTTTCTTTTAACTATAGTGAATTGTGCTGCCATGTCTAGTAGTAACATCCTTTGTTCCTTTTGGAATTACTGCTTCTTTGTTTCCACCTAATCTACTTACTACAGCAGTTTCAGGAGCGACATAATCTCCATTATTGTCATTAGGCTTTTCAGTTTTTACAGTTTTTACAGTTTTTTTAGACTGACTGTTCTTGTTGCGGGCTGGCATTGGCATCCATTTGTTGTGAAATCAGACCTGCTTCAGCTTGTTTCTTGGGATCAAGTAAAGGTGAGCCTACAGCAGCACTACCAAGACTTCTAACAAGTTCTTGTTGTTGTGCTTGTTGTTGTTCGGCAGCAATCTGTTCTCCTGATTTTATCAAAGTTTCAGTTTCTATGCCAATACTGGTAGCTAACCTCTTAATAGCTTCGTCAAGATTAACGTACTGTCTCATCACATCAGCACCTAAAGCCTGTGCTATGACTGTAATAAATTCAAGTAGCTTCTCTTTATCCTGTCCTCTTCCGAGACCTTGAAGACCTGTAATTATTGAGATACCTACTATATCATCAGGTAGTTTTGGTACTTTACCTGACTTAACTAACAGGTGCATACGTCTTCTTAAATAAGGTAGCTGTAACTCAGAACTCAGGATAGAGTAGATTCCCCCAAGTGTTGACTCTAGTTCTTGTGTAAGAATTTTTAACTCTGTACTTGTTACTCTTTCTGCGTCACGTTGTACTGCTTTAGCCATAAGGAAAGCATATTGTAATCTCTGTTCTATTCTTTGAATAGCAGTAAAACTAACTTGCAAGTCTGCTCCCTTACCTACTTGTAAGACAGAAACATCTTGTGCATTTCCTTCTCTGATCGCTCCATTAGGAGCCTTTGCTAAAGTAGCTGCTCGTGTTGTGCCATTGGGATTTACGAGAAAAACTGTACGTGCAGA